CGTAGCAGCAAGATTACTTGTTGCATTATTATAACTTGTTTTCTCTGCCGTTGTTTCTATGCTATCTACACTAGTTTTTACCTCATTTAATGCACTAACTATATTTGTTTTGTCTGTTGTGGTAAGTTGTGTTGTATCACCCATTTTAGTATTCAACTCTGTTTTAGCAGTTTCTATGTTGCTTGTTAATTCTGTTTTAGTTGTATCAATTTTAGAGTCTAGTTTATTAATATTTGTTAATATTTTTTCTTCATCTTTTTTAGTTAGAAAAATAGCTGTAGGGTCAACAACTAATGTCACTTTCTCTACATTAGATACTTCTATGATAAATTTCAAATACAAATCTTTCATAGCTCCATTATCAACTTTTGGCTTGTAGGTTTCAGGGCTTTTACAAACTGCAATCATATCTCCTTCATTATCTATAAGACCCATTTCTCTAACTGTGAACCCACCTATCGAACCAGGTACACATGCTGTTGCAATAATCCAGTTAGGATTATTTTCATCCTTATCAAAAGAGTTTATATTTCCTTCCCAAACTTTATTTTTTAATGCTGTTTGGTCTTCTGTTGGATTATAGTAGTTTCCTCCACCATCACCTGCTTGAATCTTCTCTAATACTACTGACTTACCTAACATTCCTGCATTAGCAATCTTAGCTTTACCTATATTCGTTAGTATTGTATAAAATTGTTCATCAGCCATTTATACCACCTCCTTTTGGATATACTGTTAATGTTTCTGAACTCATGTTATGAGCTAATGCAAACTTAGCATTAACACTTGCTTTTACTTCTTTACTTGTGTAAGGATATACAGTTATTTCTTCGCTCATAATTGCTGTTTGTGCAAAATAGGTTTTACTTTTCAATAAAGAAACTAACTTATAACTTACAGCTAAATGAGAAGGTTTTATAACATTTACTCTCTTATATAAATCTTCTAAATCTTTAGGAAAACCTTGGGTACTGGTTAATTCAACACCAAAAGTATATGGATATATATTTTCATTTATTTTTATGTTTGCACCTGTATAAGATTGGAGTATCATAGCCATTCTTTTAGGTGTCATGATATATTTACTTTGAAGTTTAGCAATGACTTTTCTTCTTCTAGTTTCTACATCTTCATCTATATTAGTGGATAAGCCCACTCTATTTTCCCAAAAACTTAAACCCCATGTTGCACTCTGAGGAAATAATTGCAACTCTATGTCCTTATTTAATAATTCTAGATTATCAAATTCGCTTCCTATAGCTTCATATAAGCTTTGCATTATGATAGATTGTTCATAGATAGGAGATAATGTAAGAAGCATTTCTTTACCTTTTTTAGAAGCTATCATCCAACCACCTCGTTAACTATTTCCCCTATTCCGACCACTTGGTCTTGCAATTTTATATTTTCTTTTACATCATTTATAGTAAGATTAGAAAAGTCTTCTATACCTTCATCTGTCAGCATCATAGAGCCTACTATCGCCTGTATAGCATTGTATGAGACTGTCCCCCCTAAATCAATCTTATCTAAATATTTATCTATCTTAGTTTTTAGATTATTTAATACAGTTTCTTCACTAAAGCCATTACTAAATATAAAACTAGCTTTTACATTAATAAGTAATGTGTCAGGTGTCACAACTGTAACTAATGCACCGATAGGAGCTTTCCCATCTCTATTTTCTCCTTCTGATATATTTAATGGATATATATATTCTTGGACCTTGTCTATTAACTCTTGTGTTGCTGCTTTTCTATTTTTATCTAGTATTAATACTTTTACTGTACCTGCTCCAGCCCATTCGGGAACTACATAAGCATATCCAACTCCATTAACTTCTTTAGCCCAACGAATATAATCTGAACTAGCTCCACTAAGTTTATCTTCTTGTTCTGCTACAAGAACTCTTTCTCTAAAATGTTCTTCGTCTTCAATATCTGTTCCACCTTTGAAATCTTCTTTATTAGTAACTGATTTAATACCATTAATAGAACCTAGTAAAACGGCTACACTACCTTTAGACACATTCCCTATAATTCCTGCAACTCTACATTCTGCTTTAATATCTATTGTTTCATTTTCTCCTATAGTTTTAGTTTCAAGAAGCTCAAATTCTATGCTCTGTTTTTCATCTGTAGCTATAGTTGTAACAATAGTTCCTTTTGTAATGATAGTTCCTTGAGCACCATTAAATGTAACCATACCAACCGATTTAGTTGGTTGATTTTTAAATACTCCTTTGCATTCTCCCAACCATTCTAGGTATTCTCCATAGCTAGTTTGAGGAAATGCAATCCTTAAATTATTTTGTAATCCTAGTTGTTTTAATTCAGCTATCTGCTCTGCTGTAGGTCTTGTTGCATCATAAATAAAGTCCCCTTCTAGTGTGCTCACATCTTGAAAGTTACTTAACATCCTTTCATGTACAGAGTCCTCATCTTCTGTTAAAAATACTGGTATAGGTAGCTCTCTTTCCATATAATCACCTACCTTTTTATATTGCCATCAATTACTATATTTTCATCATCTATTGTCAATACATTAAATTCATACTCTACTAACCTGCTATTCTCCAGCCAATTAAAACTAAACTCTCCTACTTCTTTTGTGTAAGGATGCACTAAAAGAGTTTCTTTTATTAATCTAGTTATTTCAAGCTCTTTTGCGCTTTGAGATAAGTTACTGGCAATTAAGTCTTTTATTTCACTTCCATAAATGTTTGTATAAGCTGCTTTTTTGTATCTAGGTGTTAATATAGCCTTTTGACACCATTGTTTATATGCTTGAACTTTATCACATCTTTTTAATGTTCCATCTGCATTTTTAACAAATTCACCTTTTATAAAGTCAAATAAAAAAGAACCCTTTAGGTCCAGTTCATTCTCATCATTATTTTTTAATTCTACAGTTTCAAAGGTTTCATTAACTGGAAATAGGTTTGGCATTTACAACCCTCCCAATGACCACAAACTCAGCTCCCATGACGGCTACTAACACCTTATCACCTATAGTCAAGGGTTTTAATTCTTTTGTAGTTTCTATTTTATGCTTATGCCTATATTCTCCACTTAAAGCTTCATCTGAAAAAGTAAAATAATCTTCTTTTAATGTTAAATTCTCTAATACTAAATAATCCTGTATTTCATCTTTATAACCATTCACCTTAAGACCATTTATTGTTATTTCTGCAAGTTCGCATCCTATTCCAAAAACTCCATCATTAACACTTTTATTCATTTTTTCTTTCAATATTCTAGCAACTCCATTAAATCTAGCATCAGTCATTTGTATAAAACTTCCTCCTTATATATTCTAAAGTCCCTATATTGAGCTTCATTTTTGGTCTAGAATCTAGTGTATGAGTGACATCTATAACATAATATTCTTTACTTTTTAAACTTACCTTGTCACCTGCCCTTATTCTATTTATATCTACCACGCAATCTACACTTATTGTTTCTTCACCCGAATTAAACATTGCTTCTGCTGCTTTCTTAGCTTCTTTAGCATTTTTTATCTTTTCATCTTGTTTAATCTTTTGTAGTGTTCCATACTTATCTGAGTCTTTCTTATATGTTCCGATAATAGGTGCTTTTGTATTTTCGTCTTTACTCTTTCCTAAAACCTTTACAGATGTTACTGCATCATTAAAACTACTTGTAAAGTTTGCATCTTCTAATATACTATCTAGTTTATATACATTTGCATTAGTACCAAGTTTAAATAATTTCAGCTTATTATCCATTCTTACTCTAAATAAGTCTCCACCTTTTGTTACAGTTTCTTTTAAGTCCTTTTTTATCATATCTAAGATATTAGTCTTATGTATTACTTTAGCAAGTTTCTTCCCTGTATTAGCTAGATTGTAGTAAGGTATATTCCATTGTTTACAGTAGTACTCAATCCTCTGTGTTGCTGTATTTTCTTTAAACGAATATTGTTCCTCTGATTCTTCCATGTAAACTGTTCTTTCTCTACAAGATAGTGTCAGTTTCTTGCTCTTTTCACTTCTCCTAGTTTCCCATATGACACCATCAAATATCGTCTCTTCTTTTTTACTCTCATATGCAATGTCAATTAGAACTATCTTGTCACCTTTTTTAATTCCTATATCTTGAAGTTGTTTAGGTTCTACTAAAGATACATCCATTTTATATGCAACCCCGTCTATAGCTTCACTTAACGTTATTCCCTCGTTAAAATTTGCAATATCATATTTTCCATTTAGTATTATTTTCATTTGCTAGGTATCACCAACTTTTGTCCTTTTTTAATCACATTAGGATTTTTACCAATGACTTTTTTGTTTTCGGGGATATTATAAATCTCTGTCCACCTTGAGCCTTTACCTAAAAATTTCTTTGCAATGCTCCATAATGTGTCTGTAGATGTAACTGTATATATTTTGGATTTAGTTTGGGTATTAGGTCTATTATCCTTTAAATTTGTTTTAGTAGTACTTTTAGTTTCTTTTTTTAATGTCTCTATCTTTAGTTCTCTGTAAGTTCTAAATGTTATCTCAATGTCTCTATCTTCTTCTCTTCCTGCTGTTTGAGTATTGCTAAAACTAGATATTGTGACTAATCCATTGTAGCCAAAACCAGTTATAATAAGTCTTAAAGGTTCGGCTTGGTCTACCCATTTTTCAAGCATTGCCACTACTTCGATTGGATTTTTTAACTCGCTGTATCTGCAATAAGAAGCGTCATATAAGTTAGGCAGAAATGTTTTAAATGATATTTCTCTTATCTTCTCCCCTTCTTTTTTTATATCAAATTCACCTAAGTTTACTATATCTACAGTTTCAAACCTTTTTTCTTTTTTTATAGATAAAGAATCTTGTGGATTTACTGGAAAATGAAAATCTATTTTTTCTTTTTCATTTTTTAGATAAATATCTATTACCAAGTTATCACCTCTTTTTTACAATAAAAAGCTCCTACAAACTGTAAGAGCTTTAAAGTATTATACAAATATTAATTAAACATAAAATTTATTTGTTCTTCTATGCTATTAACTTCCTTATTTGTATTATTAATATGATTCTGAAATTTTGGTGGTTGTGTATGGAAACCATCACTTATTGCAACAGATTTGTCGGGTTCATCTTTTTTATTGTATTGCATAACTGTTACAACTTCTTCTCCAGTATCATTTTCATAAAATTGAAATTGAATGGTATCATTACTTTGGTTATCATATACATTAATCTGTCTTAATGTAGTTTCATTCGGCTCTATAACTTCATATTTATAACCGAATATATCTAGGTTTGACTTTATACCTTCATAAGATGTCATATTAACACAATTTTTATTTTTTAAATATACATCAGTAAAAAACTTTGTTGGTTCATTGTTTTGCTCTTTTTCTTCATTCTTTTTTTGTTCTTCCAATTTTTTTGATTCTTCTTTCTTTTGTTGTTGTTCTTGAATATTATTCTCGGATTTTCCCTTATCTTTATCATTATAAGAAACTTGCTTCACAGGAATATGCTCTTCTTTCTCTATACTTAGTACATTATAAACATTTCTAGTACAAAGTGTTGTCAAAAAAACTAATATGCAACCTAATGCAATTTTAGCTTTTTTCTTACTTCCAATAGCTTTAACTAAAAACTCAATAGATAACAAAACCAATGTTATTGGTAAAAGAATTATAGCTATAATTCCAATAATAATTTTTAAAATTCCATTCATACTTTTAAATTTCTGCCACATAAAATTTCCCCCTCATAAATTTGCATATTTTAACAATATTATATCATTTATGAGGAAGATTTTTTTAGCAACAATTCGACATTATCCAATATCTTGTAATGCTTCTCTTATTCCACTTTCTACTTGAGATAATAGTTCTTGTATCATTTCTTCTTTGTTATCACTATTTTGAACATTTATAGATATTCCGCCTAAATTTATAGTATTATTAGAAGAATTAACACTGTTTGGTGTAGCTTCTTTATATTCTTTATTATCTGTATCTAAAACATTTGCAAGAGGAAATTGTCTAACATTATTTACAATATTAGAATTACCTACTTTTTGAGAAGGAGTTGAACCTAATCCTAACATTTTACCTGTTTGTTCATATAATTCTATTGCTCTACTTCTTCTAGTGTTTGTAAGAGGGATAACCATTTCAGCTCCATTCTCTCCGCAGATAGAAGTTCTTGTTGCTACTCCACCATCAGCAAAACGGTCTAGTATATTACCCAGTATTCCACCACTACTTTCATTTACGGTTCTTTTAACTGTTGTTTGAGTAGTCTTAACATTAAAAGATGCTGTAATTGGTGCTGAAACTGTTGCTCTTACACTATTCCAATAGCTGATAATTTGACTCGACATGGCACTAACTTGGCTTACTACAGAACTACACATAGCAGAAATGGCACTTATAGCTGAACTGCTTAAACTCGTAAAAGATGTTCTAGCTCCATTGTACATGCTACTACATGCAACTCTAACATTTGTTGCTAACATATTAAAAGAAGTTGTAGCACCATTATAAAGACTTGAACCTGCTTCTCTACCTATTTGTGCTAGTTGTGTAAAACTTTGTTTAGCACCATTATACATACTACTCGCCCCTTGCTGAACTGTTGCAGTAGCTTGATTGAATGCTGTATCTATACCACTTGTAAGATTTGAATTATCTATTTGAGGAGTTGCACTATTTACAGCATTTGTTACTCCGTTTTGTGTTGCTGTAGCAAGTTCATTACTTTTTTGCTGTACAACTGGCACTCCTGCCTGTACTCCATTTACTACACCATTAGTCAAATCTGTACCTAATTGTTGTCCTGCTTGTTGTACAGCTGGATTACCTTGAGTTAGAGCATTAGCCACTTCTTGATTCGCTTGTTGTGCCGTTTGAGAAGCTGAACCTTGTATTTGACTTGAAGCTTGAGCAAATATACTTCTTACAGTTTCTAAAGCTTTTGGTCCTTCTATTCCTAGATTATTCAAATTTTCAAGAACTTTACTAGCTTGTGTTTCTATTGGAGTACTAAAGTCTACATTAGCAAATACTTGCCCCATCTTTCCATCCATTTTGCCTAATGCTTGTTGCATTTGTGGACCTGCTTGGTTAATAGTTCCAAGCATACTATTTATAGCGTTTTTTATTCCTCCACTATTAAATCCTTCTTTAAAAGAGTTAAATGTATTGCTTAAACCTTGCTTTAAATTTGTAGTATCCAAAGCAGATGATGCTTGTGAGAAAATAGTTCTTAAAGTATCTATAGCCTGTGTTCCTTCTAATCCTAAACTATTTAAATTCTGTAATACTTTAGTTTTCTGTGCATCTATAGAAGAATTAAAATCCACTCCTTTGAAAATCTCACTTGCTTTTCCTCCTAAACCTTTTAAGGTTTCTAAAGCTTGTGGACCAGTTGCTTTTAAAGAGTTCAACATTCCTGTTACTCCGTCTTTTAATCCGCCTATATTTGTCCCTTCCTTGAAGGCATTGAAAGCATCACTCATACCTTGTTTCAAATTATTTGAAGAATCTGCACTATACTTGCTTATAAAATTTAAAGTCTCTTGTATGCTACTTCTGTATTCTTGTGCACTTAATTTACCTGTTTTGAAAGCATCATCAAGATTTTTGGTGATTTTATTAACTTTGTCACTAGGTTTCATATCTGCTGTCACACCAGATAAAATTATCGCCATATTGTCATTCAAACCTCTCATCATAGTAAGAGATTGGTCATCTAAACCCTTTAATCCATTTGTTAATGCTCTAGCTATATCGCTAGATTTCTTCTCTGTTACATTTTTAGATTGGTCAAATGCTGTTGAGAAAGCTTTAGTAACACCTTGTAACTCTTTTGAAGTAGACTTTTTTAATAGAGCTGTTGCATTAGAAGTTTCTCCATTTATATCTGATAAAGCTTCTTTTGTATTTGTTTTAATTTCTGCTGTTGTTTTGCCAAATAGATTTTTAAGTGATGAAGCTTTTTCATCCCAGCTCTTATCAGATAAAAGTATTCCTATTCCTTTTCCAATTCCACCTAACATTATAAGCAAGTTACCTAACGTAAGCTTTATGACTCCACCAACAGTCTCCATTATTGTAGTAACATACTCACCAAACGAACCAAAACGTGTTTGTAAGTCCATCATAGCAGTTTTATTATTAGAAATAGCAACAGTCATTCCTGCAAAAGCTATAACAATAGCCCCTATTCCAACTGTTAATCCGAAGGCAACTAATTTAGCCGTACCAAAAGTACTTGCAAGTAAACTTAAACTTTTAATGGCTCCTCCAAAAGCAAATGTGGCTTTAAGTACCATAACAGAGGCTATAACGGAACCAATTGCAGGCAATAATACTTGAAATCCTGCTTTTATTTTATCGAAATTATTAACAAACTTTTCTACTACTCCAACTATAGCATCACCGATTTGTGGCATTTTCTTAATTAAATCTTCTACAAATCCTCTTGTCATAGGTCCTAGTCTTTGACCTACACTTATCCTTACATCATCAATAGCACTTTTTAAAATTTCAAATTGTCCTGATAAGGTATCTAACTTCATATCAGCAATTCTCTTAGCTTCTCCTTCACTTTCTGCAATAGCTGTAGTTAACTTATTAAAGTCACTTTCACTAGCATTTACTACAGCCGCCCAACCTGCCATTGCAGTACGACCAAATATAGAGGATATTGCAACACCTTTTTCAACATCTTTTAATCCTCCTAATTTCTCTCTAAGACTTCCTATTGTTCCTGCCAAGTCTAAACTTCCATTTTTATTTTTCTTTAATTCTATTCCATATTTTTTAATTGCAGATGCGGCTTCTTCTGGTGGCTTTATTAATCTAACTAGACCTCCTCTTAACGAAGTACCTGCCATACTTCCCTTGACACTTGCACTAGCCATTAGACCTGTCGCAAGAGATAAATCTTTCATAGATACTCCTAATGCTCCGCCCATAGAGCCTACGTATTTAAATGTTTCACCCATTAACTCAACACTTGTATTTGAATTAGTTATTGTTGCTGCCATCACATCAACAAATTCAGTTGTGTCATTTGCAGTCATTCCTAATGCAGTTAGTCCATCAGTCACAATGTCACTCGTTAACGCTAAGTCTGTTCCTCCTGCTGCTGCCAAGTTAAGAACGTCAGGAATTGCTTTTATCATTTGCTCGGACTTCCATCCTGCCATACCCATGTAATACATTGCGTCTCCTGCATCTTTAGCTGTAAAACTAGTTTCTCTCCCAAGCTGTCTAGCTTTTGCAGTTAAAGCTTCCATTTCTTTTCCTGTTGCTCCACTTACGGCTTGTGTATTCTTCATACTTTGTTCAAAAGTAGCAAATCCTTTTACAGCAGAACCTACACCAATTCCACCTATTAAAGCTCCTGCGGTAGTAGCCAGTCTAGCGAATTTACTAATAGCTCCACTTACAAAAGAATCTATTTTTCCTGTAAGCCCTCTAAGTGCTGAACTAGCTTCATCTCTAATCTTAACTGCTGCTTCATATCTCTTACTCACAAATTCTTGTAATTTATTTTTAGTTCGAGAAATAGTATTTATAGCTTCATCAGCTTGTGATTTTATTTTTATGATAGTATCAGCTTTTAGATTCTGAATCTTAGCTTTTACTTTATCTATTATAGAACTAGATTCATCTTGTCCTCGTATGATTACAGGAGGTACAGGCTTAGCAACTTCTTTTATCTTATTATTAACTTTGTTAACAGTAGAACTCGCATTATCTGTAGCTTTCAACCTTGCTGTTACTGTCTTTTTAGCTTTATTAACATTATTGCTAGCTCTATTGGCTACTGGACTCGCGTTATCTGTAGCTTTTATTCTAGCTGTAACAGTTTTTTTTGCTTTATTCATATTGTTATTAACTCTATTTACAACACTTGAAGCTTTATCAGTAGCTTTTATAGCAGGATTAACCTTTATCCTATTAAGTGTTTGCATCCTTTTTTCTGTCTGCTTCATGTATTTTTCCATAGCACTTAGTTTGCTTTTTGTTTCTCCGTCGCCTTTTGCACTTATGACAACATCAATATGATACATTTCCTTTTTAGCTATTTCCCTCACCTACCTTTCTGTAGATATTTATTTTTTCATAGCTTTATTCTCTTGCTCTATTTCATTTTGAGTAAATACTTTCATTAAGCGTTGAGACATTAAATTTTTCTTAACATAAACATCTGGGGGAACATGATGCTTGACAAAGATGTTATTTAAAACAGTCAGTCGTCCCCCCATTTTTATTAGTTTTTTATATCATCATCACTTATTTCATCATAAAAACCGGATAATTCTAATATTTGGTCACTTATTTTACTTAATTCTCCAGCTAAGAATTTTCTCTTTATAAATTCTCTAGCATTTGTTACTTTCATAGCATTAAGTAATTTTTGATTAGAAAAATTAGGTTTTACAGTTCCTTTTTCTATTAATGCTAGAGTAAACTCATCATCATTTAATTTTTCTTCTCTTCGCCCTTGGACCTTTACAATTTTAGTGCATTCTTTTCTTATTTTACTAATCTCTTTTTCTGTTAATGCTTTCAAAGTAATTGGTATTCCTAATCTATCTAAAAACACAGTTCTCTGAGGAACTGGTGAATCCTCCAATAGCTTTGCTATTATTTCATCCTCTTTCATCTTCAATCTATCTTCATTTGTTTCTTCTATTTCTTCATCTAAATCATTATCTTCTACTACTTCATTTTCTAACTCTCTTTTATATATCTCTGACATACTATTCCTCCAATATTTTTAATTTTAAAAAGCTACAAACAAAATTAATTGTTCATAGCTTTAAAGTACAACATTATTTTGTTTTAAAGTTCATTTAACAAATCATATCCTCTAAAACTTCCCTCTACTTCTATTTTTACAATTTCACCAGCTTTAGAATTTATAAGAGGCAATTTTTTTAATCTACAATTCTTTAATCTAATACTTTCATATCCTAATGTTTCAGAATTAGATAAATTATATATTATTTCAAAAGACCTAAATCCTAATTTTGCAAATTTTGAATCTGTCTTATATCCATTCAAGGAGAATGAACCTTTAGTAGTACCAACCCTTGATATTTCATTTTGACACCCTAACAGTTTAATACTTTGCTCATCTTGCTCAAAATCAGCTTTTATTTCTTCCATGTATAGCTCTTCTACACCATCAATAAGTATAACTACATCAGAACCATTCAGAAAACTGGCTTCTTCTATATAATCATCATTATACATAATCTATAACCTCCTTTATCCTAAGTATCCAGTACCATATATTTTTTTCATGACATCAACCTTAACAGCATCCCACTTCCAGTAAAATTCATCTGCTTTGGCAGTTGCTTGAAGCTCTGTATCTATATCAACATTAAATTCTGATATAATACCTTGACTCATCAATTCTTCAAAATATTTCTTCAATGCACATATAACAGTTGTTTGACCTGTTGCATCATTAAATATCTTACCTACAAACTCTTTTCTTTTTAATGAAGTATCTTTATTTATAGTATTAATAAACATGATATTAGAGATATATCCCATTGCTTCGTTTTTATCATCTACATATTTTTTAAATGTGTTCACATCATCAACTATAATCACATCTCCATCATCAAAATCTAAGACCAATGTACCACTTTTCAAACACTCTTTAACTTCTGATTGACTTAATCGTGGTTCTACTTCTTCAAATATAGTTTTTGCATTACATATACTACCCGTTATACCTTTACTTACAGAAAGAGCAGCAATGTAAACAGCTACTTCACTAGGTGTATATTTTATATTTTCATAATAAGCTGAGCTTCCAACGTTAACTATATTTTCATCATTGAAACTTTTTGATTTATCATTTATCTGTTTTATATTATCCTCTGTTTTTCCACCTAGAAAAAGTAGTATATCTTTTCCTAATTCTTTATTTTTAGCTACCCAAGCTTTTGTAGTTTCCTGCAATGCTTCATCAGCCACACCATCAAGTACAAAAGAGTCAAAACTATATCTTTCAAATTCTTCTAGTGCTTTTAGATAAGACTCATTAGTAATAGATGTGCAACCATCATTCCCACCCTCTAAAGCTTGATTTACTACATTTGCTAGAATTGTATCGCTATCAGCTACTTTAGTTGCAATTACATACTCATTATCTAAATTTGAGTTTATTTCTAGTACTATTTCATCTATAGTGCCTTTAATACTTGAACTAAATAACTGTTTAGTATTTTCAAAGAATATAAAGTCCTTTTTATCTGAATCTACTAAATTGGATTTTATTGTTACATTAAAGTTTCTAGCTGTTGGATACTTAGTTTCTAACTTAATTACATCTTTTGCACTATTTTCTGTAGTATCTTTTAGTGTTAATGTACCCTTCTTTTGTTTTCCATCTACAAGCCTATATAATAACAGCTCTTTTACATTTCCTAATAAAGCTAATTTACCTAACTTATACGCTGAATAGTTCATATCATCACCAAACAAAGTTTTAAGCTGTCTCAAGTCATTTTTTATTGTTACAACCTTGCCAACTTCTCCCCAATTAGCCTTAACTGGTATTGCTAATCTACCCTTTAATCCTGTGTTTGCAGACTTTTCTGCTTGTGTTTTGAATCTGTTATAAAAGCCCGGTATCTCCTTTTTTTCTTTTTCATTCCATGTACCAGTTGCCATTTTACTTCACCTCTCTTTCTAAAAAATCTTTTATTAATTTCTCAAACTCTGATTTTGTAAGTTCTTCTTTCTTACAATTAAATAAAGCACCTGCAACTACCATTTTTTCGTAGCCAAGTGCTTCACTATTTTTTAAGAAATCATTTTTCAAATATTTTTCTTCCTGCTTACTTACATTAGTCTTTTTATTAATTGTTTCAGCCAACCCTTACACCTCCTATTTTAAATTTCCATTACTATAAATTTTATCCATAATAGGACCTTCTCTTTTTATCTTACCTATCATTTTGAACACAACTGTTAATTGTCCTGTTGTAAACATGTCTGATTCCCTATCCTCAACTACGCTAACAAGAGTTAAATACATATTCTTATCCTCTCTAAGTCTTACTCTTTTATCTATTATTAAACTTGTTTCTAATGCTTCAAGAAACTTAACTATTTCATCCTTATTTTTACTTACAACATGACATTTCATAGTTTTGGTAATCTCAATCAAATGATAATTTATTCTTTTGTTTTCAACATTTGTAGTTCGCCATAATGCGCATGGAGCTATAAAGTTTTTCTTCCAATTATCTTTATAACTCTCAATTTCTAATAAATCTTTTGTGTACTTTGATAAAGCTTCTACCCATCTATCGCTAGTTGCATCTTCTTTATCTTCTAAAGCTATTACACTAAACCTTATACCTCTTGCTATAGCATCCCATTCCTCAACAACAATATCATTTTCACTTGTCCCTTTATAAATGCAAGTGAAAGCTTCATTTTCAGATTCATCAACTATAGTATTCATGTCTAAGATTTCAATAACTTGTTTAGTTAATTTATCTAACTTCTTAAATGTAGTTCTACCTTCATAAATCCATACTTCTATACTTCTTTCAAAACCTATCGTTTCTCCATTGTCATTGTCTTGCCCTTGTACAACTACCATATAAGGCTTTTTAGTATCTTTGTTTGGTACATTAGGTTCATAACAACCTTTCAATTCTTTTATATTATCTATTAAAGCTTTTCTTATTCCTGCCCTCATTTAATCACTCCAATATCTAAAAATCATATTACCTATTTTGCCTATATTTTTATCAATAGTTGGTTTTATAATAGGCATTGCTTTTGTACCAGGATGTTGAACTGATTTTACAGGATGTGAAGCACCTCTCCAGTATAAAGCTTGAGCTGATTTTGGAGTAATAACATGTGGTTTTGAACCTTCTTCAAGTATTCCTCCATATTCTGCACCATGCGATAATCTAATAATGAAATTATTTCCTCCTCCAAGAGTTTTAGCATTTAAACTTTGTCTTGCATGTGATGTTCTGTCTGTCCAACTTGCATTTGCTTTAGCTTCACCTTCTAGCATTGCACTTGCACTCATACAAAGTACAAACATACCTGCTTTTTTTCTATTTATATCATTTATTGCATTTGTGAAAGCACTCATTTTAATCAATCCTTTCAAGTGAACATTGATACCCACAAAGTTCTCCTTTTACAATTTGAGGATATACATTAACTATTTTCATTCTCCCATATATGCACTCAAACTCCAAAGAATCTCTACTGTTAACATCTAAGACAACATCATCACTTACTAACATTCCATATGTTCTAATAGAACTAAAAGTACCTTGCTTTTCACTTGATATTTGTTTCTCTGCTGTCTTTTCATTAAATATTCTAACAACACATTTTATCTCTGTTTCAGTTTCTTCAAAAGCTCCATCTATTTCAGTTTTTTTAATATTAGTTATAGTAATATTGGTAGGGTTCATATTAATAGTTCTTATTATGTCTTTTCTTCTTCTATCAATATTTATCATATTTCAAATTCTGTGCTAATTCCTAACATAAAACTTCCCTCTTTTTTGTTAGTACACATATCCTTGAATTTCTCTGCATTTTGATAAGCTACAGATACTAGGTCCTTTATACTAGAGCTTTTATATGTTTCTTGACCCACTTTATACTCATACATTTCCCCTACTGTATTTTCATATTGTAAAGATTTTAATACCCATCCTTGAGAAGCTGCACAGTAAATACAGTCTGCTTCTTCTAAAAACAAGTTTAATTCTTCATCTGTAAATGATTTTTTATCTTTATCATTTAATAATAGTCTTAATTTTTCTATTAAATTACTAGTTGGTGTCATATATTATCACCTCATAAAAATAACACTCTTATGAGTGTTTTATCTAAAACTTATTTCTTGTACATTTTCTTCTACTGCTGCAAAAGCACCTCTATAACAATGACCTACAATTTGATTTTCTACTAACTTACTTAAATCAGCATTTCCAACCTCTGTTGTTAAATCTCTCTTTATTAACTCTTTAAATCCTCGCTTAGGTCTTATCAAATATCCTTTGCCTGGTGTAACACCTTTGTAAGAATATGTTTTTTTACCAACAGTAACCTCCCACCCATCATAATAAATTACTGTTGATATATTTTTTATAGATGGATACATGCTTCCGTTTAATAAATGTCCTCCATTTAACGCCATTTCTATTTCAATTTGGTCAGCACTAGAAGCCATTAATATATTACCTTGTCTTTTTGCTATAACTGTATCTTTTTGTGCTTGTGTTAATGTTCTCCAAATTCCTAGCCATATTGGGTCATTAGTTTCACCTTTAAAAGCTGTCTTATTAGAAGCTTTATAATTAAAATTTATTATTGGGCTTAGATGTATGTGGTTTAACAAGGCATTGTAACTCTCACCAATTGATTTATTTAATATTTCAACACTAAATGTTTGGTTAAAATCCTTCATTTCTTTTGTATACTCAAAACCAGTTGCATAAGTTTGTATCCTTGCAACTGGACCATTTTCTGCATTTATTGTACCGAATTTAATTTCTTCACCTTCTATATGCTCTAGGAATACACAGTTACCTTGTAAAGCCCACTTAGCATCCATAACTTGTGGTAAATTAGAATCTGCTATACTGTCATAGATTGGTTTATATAATAGTTGTACTTGCTCTCTGCCTAGTTCAACATCTAATACAACTTTTCTTAATAACTCTTTTAAATTTGAAGTCGAGCTAAAAGTCATCATTTCACCAAGTGGCTTATTTAACTCCAAGGTTTCCATTTCTCCATTTGATATTTTCTTTGTTACATATTCCATTTCACCATTTACTATAAATGGTATATCTTCTTGTAAAGTTTCTTTTCTTTTTTGTTCCAGCAAATTTTCCTGACTAATTACTTTAAATGCCATATATTTATCACTCCTTTTCTATTGTTGAGGTAATAATATAAACCAAATTACATTATTACTGTCTTTCCCATCTGTTACTCTACCAACTAGCCTATTACTTGCAGATGTAGTAGTAAATTTCTTAGCTGTATTATCCCAATAAATCAATTTCCCTGCCTCAAAAGCTTCTGATGTAACAATATTATCCGTTTCGTATTCAGCTTGCTCTATTTGCAAAGTAACTTCATCGCCTTTTTCTCCGTCTTGCATAGCGACTCCAAAGAATCCATTTATAAGATAAAATTGTTGTGTTTTAGTGCTTTCACCTTCTGAAAGAATAACTCTTACAGATTTCCCATCACTTATTTTTGCTCTTGTTATCTGTGTTATTGTGCTTGGCGTTGGTTGACCTTTAAATGCCATATAAACATCACTCCTTTATATTCTATTTTTCTTAGTTGTTAAACTTCCATTATTGCTAGAGTTTAATAATCCTGTTGTTGTTGGATTATCTTTATACATATTAGACATTGTATTTTTTACAAACTCATCATTTAATATATTTTCTATTTCTCCTGTTATTACTTCTTCACTTGAGCCTTCCTCAACATTTAACATTTTCTTAACTAATGTTTGAGCTATTTCACCTGACACTTTATCTTTAATTACTTTATTAACTATACAGTTCCAAGCTTCCTTTTTCTCATTTTCTAAAGCTTTTGAAGCCTTTTTTGCCACTTCAACTGTGTCCATCTCTCCTACTATTCCAAGTACTTTTTTCACTTCTCTTAATTCTTTTTCTGCTTTTAATGAACTTTTTACATCTTCCATCTCTCCTGTCACAATTTCCTTAGTTAAGCCTATTCCTTGTATGACCTCTGAATATGATATTTCACCAGTTTGCAGTAATCCTTTGACATTTTTTATTAACTCTTTTCCTTCCAATTTGTTTTCCTCTCCTTTCATTTCTCCTTTAGCTTCATAGCTTATTTTCTTTATTACTTCAATTTCTTCACCTAGATTTATTTTATTTTCAACTATAGTAAATGGTATACTATAAAGCTTGCATAATCCATTTTGCTCCAACTCATATATGACAGTATTGTTATCATATCTTATGTTTTGTATATAGAGATATGAATTATTATCATTAATAGAAAACTTAGCTTTTAAAGCTTCTCTTAAATCTATTCTTAAAGCTTCAAAAGTTCCATCTAACTGTTCGCCATTAGGACTCATTTCCATACCTACAATACTTGTTGGCATACCTGGTCTATGTAGAGGAGTCCAATCAATAGATAGTGGCTCATATCCTATAACATTCATTTCGCCTTTAGCACTCTTTTTAAGTTTTGGATAACCAAATATACTAACTTCTTTTATCCTTTTAGTTCTAATCCATCTTTTTAAATTTGTTGCATCAGCATCAATCAGCCCTCTGAAATAAGCTTTATCCCCTTTCATTTCTGCACCTATCCAATGCGTTACAGGTAGTGCAAATTCAGTTGATATATTTTCAGCTTTTTGATGTCCTAAAAAGCCATTAAGAGTATTTTCATTAGTGTAATCTACAATATCTTTCAAGCTTTTAGCAGTATAATTCCATCCCCTTTTAGATTTTGTAGCTGGTATCTCAACAACTACCTCAAGAGGGTCATCATCTATAGATTTTAAAGCTTCTATGTCTATATCTTTAGCTAAAGGAATATCAGAAGGTTTTATACTAGATATTAACGCATTCATTGAGTCCATTTCTCCAGTTATTACATTCATTTAATCACCACCTTTCAATTTAAAAATTCAAATTTCCATACACCTCTTGATACCACATTTCAAGAGGTACATCATTCATAGGATTTTTAATCCAATTTTTCAACCTTCCAACTAATATATCTAATGGTTGAACTACAGTAAGCATAATACACAAACAATGAGGGTGGAATGGATATACAGGAGCTTCATTTATAGGATAAACACCTTTACCCAAACCAAAATTATCCTCTCCACATATTTCGTCACATATATCTGTGTGAGGATGTGCCATGGACAACATAAACTGAATACCTATGGTTGCAGGGTTAATCATTGCAGAAGCTAAAACCCCATCACCATAAGCTGATGTCATTTCAGTTCTTGCCAATCTTAAAGCTTCATAACTTATATTTTGAGGTACTCTATTTCCTATTCTTTTTATCATATTTGGATATTCATCAACTAAAGTTTTCTTACCTTTTAAAACATATTTGTCTAACATCTTAGCTGTTTTAACACAGTCTTGACCTTCTGTTACTGCTGTTTGTAATATAACTTTCATATCTTCTCTGTACTTCTTACACTTAGACCAAATTCTATCAGATAAAAATAAACCATCCTTAACCCTTGTATAATAAGCTTCTACAGTTCTTATATTAATATCATAGAAAGCTTTTTGTATCATAGTTTTAGTTACTTTAGTTATTTGAGCTGTCTCAACTGCATTAATTAAAATATTTTTAGAGTAACTAGTAGCTGTTTCAACATTTTTATTTAAGTATTCATCAAAATTAAATACTAGTTGTTCATTTAATATTTTTATTTCTTGTGTTAATTGTTTTAGTATCTGTTTTAACCTAACTTTGTTAAAGTCTGAAAGATTTCCTTTTCTTATTTCTTTTGTAATATTTCTTGTTATGTTAATATACATTGTTCTTATTTCATCATCTTGCTTGAGCCTTAAATCTATAAATTTTTTTCTAGCTTCTAATGCCCATTTCTTGTACTCCCCTGCAACAGTTATTAATTCCGAAGTACTTTTATCCATTGCCATTATTATCCTTTATTTTATTTATTTCCTTCTCAATTTCATTTGACTCATCATTTAAACCTTGAGAGTCATCTAATCTGTATTTTAACATCTTGGTTTTTATTATCTTTTCTCTTTCTCCAACTATTTCAGGGTCATCACTTATATAATTGCTCATTGTATCTATATACTGTGCTAAAAAGTTTACTGTTGATTCTTCACTAATAAATCCACCCTCTAAAGCTTTATCTAATGCACTACATACTTTTTCTAGTGTTTCAGCTAATTCTTTATCATCTCGTGGATTTACTTCATCCCAACCTATAGTCACATCATAAGATGAATATTTCATACCACTAGAATTAGAACTCATTATTAAAACCATTCTTGCAAGTAATTGCCAGCTATTTGTAAATTGTTCTCTTTTTCTTCTTATCTTATTTACCATAATAGGCATTTGTTCTTTTACAGAAGCTAAAGCACTAGGTGTATGTACTCCAAATATAAACTCGGGTGTTTCAGATACATCTACTATGCAATAAAAAAGAAGCTTTAAAAGCTCCTTAGCATCACCTATGGCTGATTTTACTTCTACAAACTCAGCTTCTTCATCTTTGTTTAAGAATAGTATTTCATGCCCATCAAGATTTATCTTTCCACCTTCTTTGGCAAATTTAACTGGGTCTTCAACACCAAAATTGTGTGCTAAAAAACTTGCAACATCAGTTAATTTCAACTTTAGTTTTGGAGTAGAGTGCATTTTGCTACCTTTTAACGCATGTAACATAACATCATGATAAGCTTTTAAAAGAGGTTCTATTGGTTCTATATCACTTTGCCCATATTTCAATGTTTCATCAGCTTCATTTTTAAAATGTATTATTGGTATAAAACCCCATACATTAGGCGTTTCCCCTTCTTCTAAACCTTCTATCTTATCACCTTCAACCTCAACAAATCTACTTTCAGCAGTTATTATTTGTTTTACCTTAGCCTTTCTCTTGTTTTCTCCTAAGTCAGTCCATTCATTTTGACTTTCTAATATATAAGCTATAGGCTCTTTTGTTGTAGGGTCTAATATTATTTCTTTCACTTCTTCGGGTGATATGAAGTTATATATTAATCTAACTTTTTTATCGGGATATAAAGGATTTTCTCTTTCTTCTCTAGTTATCCAAATATAACAATCACCTTGCTTTAAACTATCTGTATGTGTTTTTAACATTTTAGATGTGTTATCTAAAACAAATTCATCTAATATATATTGAGCTTCTTCATCTTCTATTTGAAAATGAGGTACACCCATAAAACCAGTTGTTGAATTGACAATCGGTCTAACAAAACTAGAACCTAACTTGTAATTAGCATTTTTATTTTGATACAGTTCTCTTGCTAACTCATAATCAACTCTAGAATCGTCTAATTTATATACGCCAATGTTTCCACTAGACATACGCATAATCTCTCCTGCAGGTCTTTTAAATAGCTTTTTTACATAAGATATTATCCCCATACACTACCCCCTTTCAGTAAAGATAAATCAGTATTGTTATTTTCTGCAAACGAATATATTACTGCATCAGCTCTATCGGGTGATTCTCCAATTCTTTTTTTCATTTCCTTTTTACTTTCTATTTGTATTTTCCCTTTTGAATCTACTGTATATTTTCTATTTGATAGTTGTTTAATAAGTTTATCATCATTAGGAAGCTGTATTATAGCTTCTTTATTTTGTATAAAACTACTTAAATTTGCATCTAATTCCTCCCTCATGTTATCCCACATTTCAGAAGCTTTATTATAGTACTTATCTTTTTCTATAGCACTAGAACCATTTTGAATAGGTATAACTTCATATTTAAGTCTTTCATGTCTTATAACTTCTTTTAATCTATCTGTTACACCTGCACCTAAGCCATCATCATCCGTTTTTATTTTTACTCTGTTAATTTGATGATACATATTTTTAAATTTATCAACTGCTCTTAATATATTTCCTACTGTTTCCATTGTATCTTTTTTTGAATAAGTTAATAAATCAAATACTTTCCCACCTATTCTTGGAGCTATTATGGTTTCATCATCACCATATCTTGCTATATCCGCCCCTATATTTAATATATAGTCATTAGATATATTCACTTCTCTTATTGTGCTTGTTTCAACAGCTTCTAAAGATATTAAAGAATCACTTTCACCTTTTGGAAACTCTCCAAGTACTCTGACACGCCAAGGGTCAGAACCTTCATGGTACTTTCTTTTTAGCATTTCAATATTATCTTTTGATGTTCTAGGGCTGTCTAAAGAAGATACTTTAAATGTTTTATATAAATCTCTGTCTCTATTATGGCTATCGTAAAACGTTCCACTCGTTCTAGTTGGGTTTCCGCATAAAAGAAGCTTATTTTCTGCACCTGATAATGTTCCCAATATAGCTTCCATAATGGGGTCAGCAACTCCCGAAGCTTCATCAACAACAAATAACATATAATCTTCATGAAAACCTTGCATATTCTCGGGCTTTACTGCTGTTCTAGCTGTAGCCCACCATCTTTCTTCAAAGCCTTTCATATACACTTTTGTTTTAGTCCACTCAAGTAGCTTCTCAACCTTGCTATTACTTAGCCATTTAGCTATTTCAGCCCATAGTACGTCATATAATTGTTGTCGTGTTGGAGCTGTAGCAACTACTTTCGGAAAAGGTCTAGTGCTTAAATACCATACAGTTGCAATGCTTTCTAATCCAGTTTTACCTACTCCTTGACCACTTCTAATAGATACTTTTGGGGTTTGAGCTAAAGCCATCAGAACATCAGATTGCCACTTGTCAGCTTTAAAATTTAACATATCCTCTGCAAACCAAACAGGATTATCCCAATAACAATCTAATAGTGTCAATAAAGCTTTATCCATTGTTAACACCACGTTTCATTGCAATATTTTGTATAGCTTCAACCCAAATTTTTGAATCATCTCCAGTATCACTTTTCTTTAGGTTATCAACTTCACATTTTAACTTTTCAACTCTATTTTTCTGCTCCTCTGTAGCTAAATTCCAATCCTTATGAATCATTTCATCATACTGTTTAATTAAACTCCTTAACTCACTCATAGCCCTACTCTGTGCATTAAGAAAAGATGCTTGCCTATCCCATGCAAATTGAAATTCATACTCTATCTTCTCACCATTTTCTGTGCTTTCATGTTTCTTTAACTCCTTAATCATTTCTTCCTTGTCTTTAACATACATTATCTTTTGTGCTCTTATTATTGCTGCATATTGAATTGTTATCTGTTCCCAAAGAATATCAAATTTATCTTTTATAGATATTTCTTGTATTAATTCCCTAGTTTCTTCAGGTAGATATTTTGAGAAGAAACCAAACTTTTCAGCATTTTTATTTCCAGGAGGACCAGTGGCATTTTTATTACCTATGGGTGCACCTCTTTTATTTTTAGGTGCACCCTTCTTTTTCTCACTAGCCCAATTGTATCTTTTTATCCATGACTTTAAAGTGTTTAAACTAATGTCATACTTTGCTGATATTTCCTTTTGTTTCATACCTTTTATGTAATCTTGTTTTACCTTTTCTTTGACATCTTGCACATCACCACCTCGTTTGTTTGTCGTTTTGGGAATTAAAAAAGACCCTCCATCAAGACAGTCCCTTAAATCATTTCTATTAATTCCTTAATCTTTTTATATACCTCTTTATAATTCATATCTTTATCTATTAACTTAGGTAATTTCATAGATATAATTCTTTCAAGTGCTTGTATATCAAATAGTTCGCTTTGATTTAACTCATCTCTTTTCACACCTTTTGGAATACCTAATTTTTTTCTTACAAGTTCAGTAAAATGTTTATAATACATCTGAGGTTTATTGCTACCTTGACTAGTAGCATAATATACAAACTCTTGTATTTCATCTGTAAAATCTTTTCTTACTTTTTTGCCTTCTGTCCTTATATCCAGCCATTCCTGGTCTTTTTCTGTAGCAATATAATAACCATGTATTCTAATTTGTTTAAGTGTTTTTGTAACCCATTTTGTAAATAACTTTGCTTCTGGTTTATTACTTCTAAATGACATATTGTACACAGCTTCTTCTGTAACAAAAGTAGTACCGAAGTTAGGCAATTTATCTTTAAAGTTTCTAGTGTAGGAATCTCCGACAGTAGACTCATTAAATTTCTTTTTATATTCTCTATCTATATTTCTTAATGTATCACGAATATTTACTATGCCTAGTTCCTCTCCTACGTCATTTGCATTAAACCAAACTTCTTCTCCATTTTTGGACCACATTACTTTTACATTTTTCTCTTGTAAAATTTTCAACATACTACTACCTCCTGTTTTTATTTTCGACCCCTCAATTTGAGCCATCGAAAATATTAAATATTCGACTTTAGACATGCATGACATGCATATCTGAATAGTGCATGCCGTGCATTTTTAATAAATTTTTGTATTAAAAAAGACCTAGAAGTTAATCTAAGCCTTTTTAATGGGGGATACATATTATTAAAGGGAGCAAGTTCCAGGAATCGAACCTAGATTAAACCAGTACTTGCATGGTGAGTGAGGTTACCAAGCCCCACTCGTTTTTTAGACCTCTGAATTAAGATACAAAATATAAAATTTTGCCCTCAATTTCTCTACTTTTAGTGTATACGTTGATTAATATTTGAACATAGTTAGAATTGAACTAACAGCGTCCTCACGCCCTACCTAGTCTGTTCATAGTAATAAAAAAAAGACCATACATTGGTCTTAATTAAATTCATATTTTTCCTTGTACTCTTTAATAGCATCATTCCATGCCTCTTGCTCTGTTATTCCTTTTTCTATAGCAATCTTTTTGGCTATCTCTCTTATTTTAGTTGCACCTTCTAATATTCCCATTTCATATTTCCCCCTATTCTATATAATTTAAGTGAGGTCATAAGTCCTCGCTCTATTTAAAATATGATTTAAACATCTTTTTTAAGTTGTAAATCAGGAAATGGTATAACTTTAGCAGAAGTTAGAGTATTTTTAGGTAGACTTAATAGATATTCTACTTCTTCTGGCTCTAGACTAAAGTTATAGGAAAATGAAAGTTCATCCATAAACTCTTTTGGAGTAAATACCTTCTCATTTAATAACATCAAAACTGCTGTTTTTAACAATGCTGGTAGAGAAGTTAATAATTCATCATCTAATGGCTCTGATTTTCTTAGTCCTCTACGCTGCAAAGTACGAATCATAGACTGATATTCATCCATGCTGATAATTCCTAAAGAATATGAACGGCGTATCATTGCTTGTATAGAAACTTTCCATTTACGTTTCAATTCTGTATAGTTTGGAATACGTAAAGGAGTTCTCTTAGCATCAATTTTAAAAGTCTCTTCTGGTAATAAGAATGCAGATGCAAATCTATTAGCTTCTGATTCTCTGTCTTTAAATTCTTGTTTTTCTAAAGCTTCTACATCCTCGCTCCACTCATGCAAGCATATATGCCCTAATTCATGAGCTATATCAAAATGAATTCTAGAGGCAGAAGTCTTATTACTAGAATATCCAATCAGATAAAATGTCTCTCCCGAAATATCTACCATCTGACTGAATGCATCTATATCATCTGTAGAAGTCGAGAAACTTGTTACAAGTATTCCGTGTTGTTCTACTTCATATATGATATTATCAATAGGTTTTAATCCTAATCCCCAAGTTTCTCTTAAAAGTAAAGCAGCTTCTTCTGGTGTTTTCCCAGAACAATCTGGTAAATTTAATGTTGGGAATTCAATATAATCTTGTAAGAAAAAATATATTTGAGCTAGAAATTCCATTCTCTGAATTTGCTTTTTTCTATATTTTTTATTTGTAGTTAATAATGCCCTAAAGTAAGAAGAACCTTTTATAATATCATTTTCTTTTTCTAAAAAAAATTTAACTGGAAAATATAACTCTTTTGCAATTTGCTTAATTATATTCTTTTCGGGTTTTAATTTATTATTTTCATACATAGAAATAACTTGTCTTTCACAGTTCATTTTTTGAGCCAATTCAAATATTGTCATTTCTCTATATATACGAGCTTTCTTTAAACGTTCGCCATTAAAATTATTCATATTTAATACTCCATTCAAAACTTTTATATGTTGGCTAGAGTACAGATAATCCCAACCCTAGCCAACTATTTAATTTTGAGAGGGAAATCTTTATTTCCACGATATTATTATCTCATGTTTTTTTAATCAAAAAGGGGAGAAAGTAGGGAATAAAGTGGGAATTTCTGGGGAAAAACTGGGGAATTTTCTAATTTGTAAATAATGGGAGTTCATTTTCCTTAATTCTTGGATAAAGCATATCCATAACTTTATACACTAATCTTTCCCTCACACATCTACATGTTTTTCTATCTGAGTTCATCTCTAAGGATATATAAACCATACTATTTTTCATTCTGCTATTATAAAATAGTTTAAAAAAATGTTCTTCTCTTATATCTAAGCATGTAAGTGCATTTTCTATTTTCTTCTTTTCTATTTCTTTATCTTTTTTCAGTTTTTTTAATCTAGCAATATCTCTTTCTTTTTTTATAATCTCATTCTCAACAGTTGAATTAAAAGCATATGTTGGACTTACTTTTTCATCATATCCAACAGCTTTACACCCAAATATCTCATTTTCTCTACTTTCTATATCTAATTCAAGATTTTTAATTTCTGCACTTAAAAATTTATAATGATGTAGTCTACCTTCTACTTTTTTAAATAGTTCTTTTTTATTAATATTATTATCCATACTTTCACACTCCTGTTTATGTTATAATAATCTTGGATAAAAGCTTTATATTTTTGACAAGTGGAGTGTGAAAGCACTCCTTTTCTCTTTTAATTAACTATTGCAGGTTTTCCCCTTTAAAGGAGAAAAATCTATTCCTGTCTTAACTCACAATTGATAATTGACTATTCAAAAGTCTTATTTCTTCTTCAAACACTATAGGTAACTTATAACTATTTACAATCTCTAATACTTTATCTAATTGACAACGCTTTATAGCCTTATAACTATCTACTCCAAATTCTCGTTTAATCTGATGGTATATATCACTATAAACTTTACCTCTTAAAGATTTATTTTTATAAGCCTTACTTCCATGTCCACCAAGTGATTTTGTTGCTACTCTCTTAACCTCTTTAACAATACACTCACACTCGATATTGAATAATGGTGCATCATCCATAAAGTTCTCTAACTTCTCATTAACATTCTCTATTTTAGTTTCTAAGACTTCTTGTTTCTTATCTAGCATAAATATAGCTTGTAACTCCTTTGATGCACTTAAAAGAGGATTATTTAATTCTTTTCTCATAGAGAAATATCCATCAACTATTTTCTCGTATTGTTCCCAAGCTATATCATCCTCCAATATTTTAAGTAGTTTTGAATAACCTCTTTCAGATAACAAGTAAACATTTCTTGACTGATTAAAAGATTGTTTACTATACCCAACATCCTCGCAACCTAATCCTTTTGAAGGATTAGCCTTTAAATCACCTAGTCGTTCAGAACGACTCACTTTTAAATCTATAATATCTATATTTGTTTTAAATCTCTTTATATTATTATTAATTAGCTCATTTATATGTTTAAGTTCTCTATTATGTATCTCAGCTATATCTTTTACTAGCATTGCTTTCTTATGTTCTCCAAATCCACCCTCAATGTTATGAAATTTCATTCCCTCGATTTCTAAAGTTCCAAGTACTGTTATTTCTTTATTTATATTTTCATTCATAACCTATCTCTCCTTTATCATTTGATATATTCTTTATTTAACTTTTTCACATTTTTATGAAAAACTAAGTCTATACTCTAACGAACGGATTTTTTTGTTAGTTAAATAATATCCTCCAATTCAACTTCAACTCTTGGTCTATCACTGTAATATTTCTTACTCACTACTTCTACTATTTGAGAATCATCTTTATAAGCTATACCATTCAAGCTGTCAGCTACAGACTTGATTATATTGTCTAAATCGGGTTTCTTGTTTGGTCTTATTAACCCTTCTACCTTGCCTATAGCATCCTTATACGCTTTAGTATTTACCTTATTTTTCTTTAGTGCTTCTCTATCTTTTTTAGTAATGTCAAAGTAACAAATAACTGTCATTTTCACATTACCCTCAAAGAAATGCTTTACTGTAGAGTTGTACATGAGTCTAATCCAATTTTCATAGAGTACAGTTTGGTCAGGTGTATAAGCCTTACCATTTGCCGTACTCATTCTAGGACGTGCCTTCGCCTTTGGTTCTCCATCTATTACAAAATTAATTTTCATTTTTCACCTTCTTAGCTTTTCTCTCACATTTCTTACAACAATAAACATCCTTAGATTTTTCCTTAAGATAAAATAACTTGCCACACCAACTGCATCTTCTTCGTTTCATAAAATCACTTCCTATTTAGCGTAAATCTTCTAGCTCTAAGTGAGAGTTTATTTTTATTAATTCTTCTTCTAGAACTTCCAAACACTTATTTTTATTTTTTAAAATACTATTTGTAGAACGGCATTTTACTGTAATACCAGTTGGAATATGAGTAACTTCAACAGAATAATCTTTACTTTTCACCATTTTCAAATCTTTAGGATGTATAGTATATCCGTTTTCTAATTTATATAGCTCATTTTTACCTTCAATGTAACTTTCACACACTTTCAGGTTATTAATTTCAATTCTTTCAAGCATACACATATCTTCAAAGTAATTTTCGCAATTATAATTTTCGCAATATATATTAGCCATTTAATACACTCCTTTTTATAAGTCAAAGTAAGTCTATAACATTCTAGTTTCATTTATAAACTTCACTTTGACTATTTAAATTATTTAAATCTTCTCAATAGAAATCTACACTTACTACATCTATCATATTGCAGTTTCTGCATCTAAATTCTATGATGTCATTTGCTACATCAAACATTCCTATAGCTACATTTTTACTTCCGCATTCATTGCATGCTATATCAAATAACTTATCTTTATGTGTAATATTTTTAAGCAAATATAGATGTTCTCCCTCTAGCTCATATTTTTTTACAACATTGTTAATTTCATTTTTACTTAATTCTCTTTTACCTCTGTTAATTGCATATATATCCTCACAACTAATATTTAATCTTTTAGCCATATCAGATATGTATTCGCCTTCTTCTTCTCTTATTTCTCTAAGAAGCTCTCCTAGTTCAGTCAAGATTTACACACCTTCTCTAGCCAATTTTTACATGCTTCACTACAATTTTTACTTTCACAATCTCCCTTATTATTCTTGCAACTACCACAAATCTCTTTCCCAAATTCCTTATACACTTCTCTTTCATCAAGATTTTTTAACTTGCACATTTCTTTATTAGTCATATGCTCACCTACTTTTCTTCGTAAAATTTTACATTCTTAATAATTATATCTATAGACCCATTTTGATTTTGTCTTACTGTATATTTCATTGGGTCCTCAAAATCAGTCAGATTACCTTTTATATCAAAGCCATTGTCAGTTTTTATATTTCTCTTTTTAAGCTTTTTCTCAACCCATTTTTTATCTATACTAAATCCTTTATCAAGACCTTTTTCTTCCATATGTTCTTTAAAGCTATCTTTTAACTTATCATCTTTAATTGTTTTATCAACAAAATTATTTATATCAATTTCATGCTTTTCTTTCAAAGTATAATT